AAGTTGGAGTACATAGGGCTTGACTTATCAACATTCATAGCTCCAAGCATGGTCTTAGCATTGCCCATTTGAGAGGAAGTAATGTCGCTTCCAATTTGAGCACGGGCCATGATGCCCGACTGAAGAGTCTGCATCAAGGCCTGGTTGCCGCCAGCTACTTGCTGAAGTACTTGATAACCTTTACCGCCAGGATTAAGAACTGCTGTTGAAGCCTGCTGTGCAGAAATCTTTTGTCCACGGAAGAGGGCGTTGTAGACAGAGTTAACAATCTGATTAGGTGGGAGCAAGTTACCTTGACTATCACGAACACGGATACCAAGACGCAGGAAGTTCATTCCATTAACGCCACCCATAGCACCGGCAACTTGTTCGTTGCTCATGCCAGTCATGGCACTCAAGCCTGCAATCTGAGTCATGACATTCTGAGAGCTCATTGAGTTAGCTGTGTAACCCATGTTAGATAAAGTCATAGCAGCCATGGTTGGACCCATAGCGCTTGTGGCACCCATACCAACTTGAGAGTTGGCCATTCGGGTTGCCTGCATATTTGACATGCCAGCAAAACCGGCATAAGTTGATGCACCCATAGCTTGAGTTACTGCAGCCATGGTGCTTGGTGCCATTGACATAGCTGTGGCACCTACAGCTACAACGCCTAGTCCTAGACCGGTTGCAGCTTGAGCTGGGCTAAATGAACCTAGCCCTAGTCTTCCTGAACCCACATTCTGTGAGCCAACAAGACCGGAAGTCTTTTTAATATCGGCAGATGTGCTCTTCCAGTCGTCACTGATTCGCTTGACAACTTTTTCTACTTCTGTAAAGAGCTTAAGAAGTTCTTTAGGCATGTCGTCAAAAGATGTACTGCCAACAGTACCTAGACCCTCAGGTGTATCTGAGGCTCCGACCATATTGCCAAAAGCATCTGCCATTTAAATCACCGCCTTCTTCCTGTAGCTCTATTCAACCAGTTAAGACGTTCCCTTAAACTTAGAGAACGTAGTTCCGTAAGAGACCATCCAGGATAGTATTGACTTATTAAGTCATACATCTCTATGAGAGTCTCATAGTTTATTTCGTTAGCGAAACAACTCCGCCAAGGTTAGCGGAAGCGGTACCTCCGTGCCGCAGGCACTGCAAGGTACTTTAATTTCACTGAGTTGTGGGCCAGGGTTGCGGTTTGTAATCTCTTCTAAAATATCTCTGCGATCCTTAATGCTTAGGTTTCTAACCACGCTAGGATCAATCACAGGAGCATCATTGATAGATACTACACAGTGACTTAAGATAATTGTATCTAATTCTGCAGTAGTTTTGTTGTTTGAAGCTACGATTGCTTTCTGAGCTGAGCCCTTTGGCAGTGTAACTACAACCTTTCCTACCTTACAATCTAGTACAAATTCTCCAGGACCTTCTAGGGTCTTTACTGGAACATCTTTGTCTAGATCAATATCAAAGACCTGCTCTTCACCACAGTGTGGGCAGTTAGCAGGGCCAAGCTTTACATCTGACCCAAAGGTTACCTTCCTAATAGCTAGGAGAATAGCCTCACGGTCTCCTGCATATAGGGAGTCAAGAAGACCTTCAGTAGATGCTTCTTCACCGATCTTTACAGTTCCCCGGCTTAAAATAGTAAGAAGAGCCTTACCTGTGTCTGTGATTTTAGAGATTGCCTCTTCATCAATACCGGTAAGCTCCCTTACTTCTGCTGCGGTAATCAATCCGGTAAACGGATCAAGTAGTCCAGCAGGCAATGTAACATCTGTTGCAGGAGGCAACTTGGTTTCAGGCTTTAGTGCCTTTACGGTTGCCTCCTGAGCAGACATTGCATCTGCAGCAAGTTTATTTGCTACTTGTGGATCTTGTGCCGCATTAATAGTCTTATTAGTAGTCATTTTATATACCTTTAGTTAGTTTGATTACTGGCCGGTAACAGCTGGTGCAGTTCCTGCCTTTGTGTATCCTGTTGCGTATGTTACGTCAAAGCCTTCATGTACAAGCTGAATCTCTTCAACCATGAGGGTATTAGCTCCTGCATCCAAGTTGCTATATGACAAGGAAGTAATCCAGGCATTGTAGACCTTGAAACGCATTGAGGTATGTTGTCCATAAGGTGTTGAAGCTGCGACTGTATCGTCGCTTCCTGCTGAACCTGTTGGGTTAGGATGTGTAAGAACCTGGATATCCAAGTTAACACGGAATTGAGAACCTGCTGCGGTTGTCACACCTGGTGTAACAACTGTAAACAAGCGCTTCATCCAATCAGCATTTCCCATCTGTCCCAACATAACACCCTTAGAAAGAGTGATAGGTGTGAACGAAGATTGTCCAGGAATCTGGTGGACGTTGGTGTTGTATCCGCCTTCACGGTAAGCAATTGACTCTGTCGCTACGCTTAGACCTGAAAGAGATACGAAGCCCATAGTACCAAATGCATTTGATCCACCTTGAGCAGCACTGGTTCCCCAGTATGTGTCAGGTGTAGCACCATCTGGAGCTACAGGTGTAAATTGCACAAGGAACTTAAAATTACGGACTGGATCCGTAAGTAAGGTACTTAGAACATTTAGGTTAGTTGCCATTTGTCATTATCTCCTTACGCCGTAGCGTTTCCTGTTAGTTGTCCGATCTGAATGACAACGAACTCTGCTGGATATTCTAGTGCGACGCCAACTGTGATATTTACCTTACCGTTTTGGATATCAGTAAATGAGTTGTTACGTCCGTCACAGATTACGTAGTAAGCCTGAGCGGAAGTATTTCCACGCAAGTTTCCAGTATTCCAATATGAGAATAGGAAGCTGCTTACTGCTGTATTGATTTGATTCCATAGACGCTCGTCATTGTTCTCAAATAGAGCGAACGATGTTAGATCAGTAAGGCGCTTTTCGATGTAAATCAAAGAACGGCGGATATTGATATAACGGTTGTTAGGAGTGTTATCAAGAGTACGAGCACCCATAACTACAATACCTGCGCCAGGTACCTGACGGATAGTGTTGACTGGGTCTGACGATGTGTTGAGGGCATCAAGCTCAGCATTTGTGAAGCTGTGTTCAGTAGATACTGCGAGAGCAATACGGTTCTGAAGACCTGCTGGAGCCTTTGCTGGGCCACGGTTTGCATCTGTAGCTGTGTACTGTCCAACTACTGCAGCACCTGGAGCCTGTAGACGAACTGCTCCTGGGATCTTTGTTGGATCTGGGATGTTAACCCAAGGCCAGTAAGCAGCTGCAATTCCGCCTGAAGTTGCTGCGGCAAAGATTGCAGATGTTGCTGTGACCTGCTGTTGTGCAGCAGCGGCATTTGCTAGTCCTGATGGAGTATCAATAACTGCAAAGCAGTCTGTACGAGTAGCTGCATAAGCTACTGCGTCTCCATGGATCTGTGCGGTCAATGTAGCTGTAGAAGCATATGGAGCATCAGCTGCATAGATAACCAAGCTTGTAGCAACTGCATCGTATGTTGTCCATCCAGCTGCATAATCTGTACGTGCTGGGGCGGCTCCGTCAACACCTGAAGTTAGGCTAACGTTTGAGCTAGTAACTCCTGGGAACTTAGCAGAGTTGATTGTTCCAACGCTTACTAGGTTAGATTGAGCAGCAATAACTGCGCCAATGTAGTTAGAGTCTGTTGAGGACATGCTCAAATCTGAGTAGGATTCAACCAAAGTAGATGATGTGATTCCGTTTACGATTGAAGATGCGTAGATGTTTAGACCAAAGCGGTTAGAAACACCTGCTGAAGTTACCTGTACTGCATAGTTATTTCCCCATGAACCTGGGTTAAGAGCAGTCAAAGTAAAGACGTTTGATGGTGTCAAAGTTACTGTAGCTGTAGCTGAAGCACCTGTTACTGCTGTGCCTGTAGCTGCATTTGTTACAGTGAACTGTGAGCTTGTAGCTGATGCGATTGTTACACCAGTCAAGTTAAAAGCTGAGGTAGACAGGCCAGTAATTGTTACTGTCTGACCTGCTGAGAATGTATTGGTAGCTGTATATGTGACAGTACCGCTTGCTGCGCTAGCTGCTGTTACTGTAGCTGTAAGTGTTCCTGACAAGCCATCAGTAATAGCTGTTGACGCTGAAGTTGATCCTGAGCCTACTACACGCTTTACATACAAACCACGACCGCCATTAGCAAAATAGTTATAGGCAGCCCAAGTGGTTGGGTAAGAGTCTGATAGTCCACCGAATGTGTTCTTGAAGTCGTTCCAGGTACTTACGTATACTGGAGCGGCTGTTGGACCTTGAGCAAGAGCACCAACAAATGCAGCAACTGCTGTTGAAGTATTTGCAGGTGTAATCGCCTGAGGTAGAGCCACTTCTTGGATATAGACTCCGGGGCGGGCAAATGTTGCCATTCCGGTTACTCCTTAGGGTTAGGTTGTTATCTTAAATATACGATTTATAGCGGGGCGGTAAAGGATACCGTTTGGTTTGTGAACGTGATTGTAGGATTTTGTGTTACTTCGTACAACTGAACAAGTACATCTTCAAAGATTTCTGCACTTATCCGGATGTTATAGACGTTACTGAATAGACGCTTTTCGCCCTCAGTAGTATCTCTTTTTGAGAATCCCAACATATCCAAACGGCGTCTTGTTCCGTCTTGAGGTATGTTGAGATACCCAAATCTAAATGGTAGTCTACCAGAAGAAAGCAGCTGTGCGATGATCTGGCGATCATGGCGAGGCTGACGAGACCACGTAGTTACTTGATAAAGAAGCTGAACAGGGATAGGGTAGTTAACCACGGTATTAGAGCTGGTAACACCTTCTGGGGTATACATAGTATCTGTTGGGATAACTACAGCGCCACGGTGTGCACGGTCAACCTCTTCAGAGATTCCTACAAGATCAATAGTGATGTAGGGATAAGACTGCTGACGGATTTCCTTATCAGGCTGTCCATAGAATACACCTACAGGGCGAGCAGAGTTTCCACCATCCGATACTGTCATGCCAGAGAGCAGGGTCTTTAGGGCAGCTTCTTCATTAAGAATGAAAGGCATTACATTCCCCCGATCATAAATGTGCGAAGGGCAGGAGAAGCAGGGGTTTCTTGGGTGCCATACTCAAGAGTCATGATCTGATCTTCAAGATGCTCAGGGTATGTGATGTGGTGGTTATCACCATCATGTCCCATAGAAAGTTTAGAGACAATGTGCTCAGGCCAGCCATAAGTTGCGGCATGTTCACGAAGCTTAGAGGTGTAGCCAACTGTGGCTGCCTTCTCCGCACGCTTGATTGCTAGGTTAAATACTGATGAGATACTAGCCATTCTTCTTGAGAACTTTCGCTAGCAGAAGACCTGTGATCGCACCGAAGACAATTTTCTTATCGGCGGATTTAGCATTAAGGTTTGCTGCTCCACGAATGAACTCAATACGATCGGCATCAGTCTCCTGATTTGCCAATCGTTGGGCAAGGTTTATCATAGTATCCTCCATAGGAAGGCGCAGGGGGTAAAGCAGCAGGGTTCCAGATTTCTCTGGCGTCAGGGTAATCATAAACGAAAACCCCCTCGAAAGGGGGTCTAAGTCATTACTTCTTTTTAGCTGCCTTCTTCTTGGCTGTCTTTTTCTTAACATCCTTGGCTAGCTTGGCATCATTCTTTTCATCCTGAGCCTCAAACTTTTTCTTTTGAGCTGGGGTCATACCCTTCTCAAACTTACTGTCCTTATGAGCCATTTACTTGCCCTTCTTTGTTGTTGGTTTGCTAGCCTTTTTCTTGCAGGCGCCTTTGCAGTTTGGCTTAGAGCAGCCACATCCACATGCTTTGCACATATTACTTTCCCTTCTTATGAGTCTTATGCCATTGTTGGCCAGCAGCTATTCCGTCTGCCACGGTCTTAATCTTAGCATCTTTTTTGGTCAGGTCCATTGTCGGACCTCCTCCATTGGGGTGACTCACGATAACATCGCCCTTTTTGTTCTTAACAAACTTGTGGACTTTACCGTCAATCTTTACCTTAGCCATTAGCCCTTAACTTTCTTAAGTTTAGGGTTAGCCTTCTTAGCGCCTTTAGATGCCCCACGAGAAGATGCGGCTAGGATACGGTCAGCTGCCTCCTGAGAGACGCCTTCCTTCTTAGCAATCTTAGATGAGGCTTTGTCAAAGCCTGGGTGTTTCTTACTTGCCTTTTTTGCTGCCATGTTGTGTTACCTTTTCTGGTAGTTTCTTATCTTTTGGTGTCTCTTCTTCCCACCTTTTAGCTATATCGGGATGGGTAGCGTACAAGAATTCCCGTTGACGCTGAGATTCAAAAGGCATTATTACTTCTTAACTACAATAGTAGAGGCTTTCTTTGAAGAAGACGCTGAACTAGAGATGGTAATGTTCTGACCGTTCTTACGAATGCGGATGGTCATGCTGAAGTGACCTTGAGGATTGCAATGTTGGTGCTACCTGTAGAGATTGCGTAAACGTTCTCTTCATTGGTAAGCCCGTCAATTGTTGCCGAGGCACCAGGTGCCAAAGAGATCCCATAAGAAGAAGAGGTTACGGTTGATCCGCCGACATAGACGGTAGCAGAGCCATCAATGTTTTGGATAGAAAGCGTAGTAAATGTGTAGGTAGGGTATGTCTCGCCTGTAACAGAGTTTGTGATACTTGCGTCTGTATTTAGCGCAACAGCTGTTGAGCTGTTAAGAGCAACGATTGCGTGAGATAGTGCCATTATGTTTCCTTAGTAGGTCGTAGGGTCAAACGCAGAGTAGTTTGCGTAGTGCTGGAACTGTGAGTCATTCACCATTTCTTCTGCGTTTACCTGGTTGCAGGTAACCTGAAGCAATGTGTACTTGTCCCCAATAATACCTTGAGGGGAGACTCGGATAGGGGTAAAAACTTCATCCCGAAATACGATGCGGTCACGCATGTACTCAATAGGGTTCTTTTCTACAAGGGAAAGCTCTGGAACATTGTTGGCATTAGCCCCATAGAAATTGAGGTTGTCCTCCACAATGTCCACATTAAGGGTGATTGTGAGCTGGTTGGTGTTGTAGAAACCACGGTCAGATTGGGTAGTAACACCACGTTCTACGTGGGCATTGACCACAGGAATAATAAGGGGAGTCTTCCACATACGACCTGTGCCAGTGCTGGCGCCTGTATCGTAGATAGGGTCTACGACAGTATTGACTTGGTCAAAGAGCCACCAAGCCACAGTTGTACCCACAGTGTTAACAAGCTCAGTCGTAGTTCCAGATACAAAAGAGGAACGTTCGAACTGTATGTCAAACCGGCCTTGTCTATTTTCTCCACGCATGGGGCAAGTGTATCCTAACTAGGTCTTATTGTTCTTCTGTAAAGCTTACCTTTGAGGTGTCAATCTGCCCCCACTTACCCAAAGGACATTCAGCATTAGGTAGCTTTGTCTTAGCAGCCATAAAGCACCCGCACTTTTTACACTGTTGGGTTATCTTAATAAGCTCTGGACAAGCCTTGCAAATCTTCATACGCTCTTCATACTGAAGGCCTGCAACCTTCTCAAGGTTCTTATTGAATAGATCCCAAGGCCTAGCTGGGCGATCAAATGGATCTGTCATTTAGACTCCTCAGGAGCGATAAACTTTTCATCAACATATGTCCAACCAATAGTTGGGCGGGTAGGGTATTCGCTCTCATTAATGAGAACCATCTTAGGCTGTTCTAATAGGATGTCTTTTAGAATGCCGCCGACATTTACTACTTCTTTTACCTCATTACCTATGATCATAGCAATGTAGGAATGGTTATGCTCATGGTCATGCTCGTGATCATGGTTATGGCCGTTAACGCCAGGCTTATCTTTATTGCCAAAGGTAACTAGCTTATGACCAATAAACTCTAGTAGACCAGGTGTCTTAGGAGAGTTAAGCTTTTCTTTCTTCTTTTTCTTACTCATAGATCTTCCTCACCCAATACTTCTTTTTATATCCGTGGTCATTTGCTCTGACTTTTGCGCCCATGTATAAGCCAAGCTTAGTAAGACTGTAGGCAAAGTTGTGGGTCCATGATGCCCGCTTAATAGGAATTACTTGGGCGAAAGGAGTGCCCGCAGGGATAACGCCCTCAAATCCTTCTCTAAGAAAGAAAGGGATGTTCCCGTTAGAAAAGTACTTATCACTCTCTACAAATGCGGAGAGCGTAGTGAATGGGAGATCATGCCTGTTATATGGGTGGGTGACTATTGAGCTCCATCCACGAGGGGTTTTCCAACCCCACTTAGAAGACCAGACTAATCCATTTGGTGAATGCCCTGCAGGCCTAGGAATAGTTTCACCTAGAGCCTTAGGGCGTTCCCCGATTAAATCTTTATAGTGCTCGTTCTCTGTAGCCCAGGTTACGTGCTGCTTATCTCCCTCTAAAGTTACCGTAATATCTACCGGTGTAACTAGCATGTAGCCTGAAATCATTACATCTAAGAATGGGATGCATGCTTTCATTGCAGCGTGTTGAACGCCGTTAGCATCTTTAAAGTATGCCTCACCCTTTTTGTACCATTCAGGTACAGCAGTCTTTGCAGGCTGTGGGTGCCCTAGGGCATACTCCTCAGGAGAATCAGGAACAAATTGTATGGTCTTCATTTAGTAGTCCTAGTTAGTAGTCGGAAAGGTAAAGCTTATTTAGTTGGAAGACTCCATGTGCCGGCATTTTGGTTATAGACCATGCCTGCAGATACTGTTCCGTCGCATTGGATAAACTTAGGATTAGACAAGAACATTGCGGCAGTCTGGCCATCAATATTCATGACTTGCTGTGCTACATCGTCAATGACAATAGCAATGAAATAAGGCTGTACAGGGTTTACGCCAGAGATAGGTTGTAGAGGCGGTACTGAAGGTAGTGAGCTCATGAGGTTCCTTAGGGCTAGTTGTTCTGGGACTGGTAGTTATCTAGAGTACTACCTTGGTTGTACTGAGAAGGTGAAAGAAGTATACCAAACTGTGTGGCAGTCTGGGTACTGGAGGCTGTATAGGTAATTGGGCTTCCTATAGGGGTTGTAAGGGAGTCAGAGTACGGGGTGACCGTAATTGTATTCCCGCCCGATGTAACGACCTTTAAGCTGGCAGCAACGGCTGATATGGCGGTACGTAGTACCGTTGTTACGGCATTTGCTACAGACTGATAAACATAGACAAAGGCTGGGTAGCTGACGCTACCTCCCTGGCATGTTGAACAGCCACAGGTATGGGTATATGAGGAAGTACACTGCGTGTAATAGTAATAGTACGCACAGGAATAAGAGCATGGGGTGTAGGTAGAGCATACCCCATAATGGTTGTAGCAATATGCGACGTAGTATAGGTAAGAACCTCCGCCGTATGTAGCGTAATAGTTACATATGGTACCTGTAATACATACGTAATATGAGGTTCCTCCACCCGTACATCCACAGCCAGCACCTACAGGTCCAACTGTCTGAGATGAAGCACAGGCGCTACATGTTTGACATCCACAGGTGTAGTAGTAGACCGTGTTAACTACCTCTTGGCCAGCTGCTACGCCAAACCAGTTACCGCTATCGGTAATCCACTGAGCAGCTCCAGTGCCGTTAGTTGTGGCACCAACAGTCTGGATATTGCTAGCGCTACCAGTATCAATAGCGGCAATAGAGTAGTTAGAGGCAGAGTCATTGGATTGAGCCTGGGATCCATTGGCAAACCAAGTACCTCGGGTAGCACTCCAAGCTTGCCCGCTATCGGCTGTGCCTAGATTGCCTGAGGTTGTACGGTTAAAGGAGTCAATGACAGAGGCCTTAAACCATTGCTTCCATTGACCGCCAACTTTAATAAAGGCTGAAGTAGCCCCATGCCATGCTCCGCTTACCTTTACAAGGATACCAATGCTTGTACCCTGTCCGCCATTTACATTAACTTTACCTGGCATTACTGATACACAATCCAGATGTCTCCATCGTTGCCCTGGCCTGTTGTTGGTGCTGTTGTAGAGACCCATGTATTGCGGACAACGCCTAGAGAAGTTGAGGCGGCTGTTACTGAAGCATTTGCTGTTGCAAGATAAACTGTTGGGGTCTGCCATGAAAGGGCAGAACCATTGCTGCTAAGAACTGTACCAGCTCCACCAATACCCAAGCGACCTACAGCTGAGGCGCCCGTTCCCACCACAAGATCACCAGCAGCACTAACTGTGC